CTGGTGTTCTGTTGATTACGAAGCCGCCACTGATCTCCTAAAGAAGTCAGCAACTTTTGCTGCTTTTGAGGGAGTTCGTGAAAGCCCGTTTTTCAATTTAGGACTGATGAGTTTGATGCCTGGACGAGCTTTTTATCCTAAGAAGACAGGAAAGCGATGGACATTGGATCCCTTGGATCCGAACATCCGTTCTTGCCTTTCTGTGGAAGGACAGCTCATGGGTCATCCGTTGTCTTTTCCTCTTCTCTGCGTTATTAACCTTGCTGTTTATCGGCTTGCCTTGAAAAGGTGGGTCAGTTACGGTAAGGAGAAAACCTTTGAAGAAAGATTTAGACTTCGGAATTTAATGAAGCATCAAGTTCTCGTCAACGGTGATGACATGTTGTTTAAGTGCACAAAGGAATTTCATGATGATTTCTTTCTCCCCACCTCTAAAGAGGCAGGATTTAAGATCTCAACAGGAAAGCATTACCTTAGTCCATTTGCTTGTATGATTAATTCTCAGTTGTTCAAACGAAATGATCGAATGAATCGCTGTGGTTACTTCAACCAGAAGATGCTGACAGGTTCTTCCTTGAAAGAGGGAGACTCTGTTGCAACTCCTGTGCAGATTGGCCGGGAGGTTTCCAGAATGGTTTTGCAGTGTCCGTGGACTCGTTCCTCGGTCCCTGCTACTATGAATCGTTTTGGTCCTGAGTGGTTTGGTCCGATTTATCGTCCTAATTGGTACTTTCCAGTCCATTTAGGTGGTTTCGGGTTAGATGACTCTATTGCTCCTTCGGATTGGCGTTCTCGGGTCACTAAGGATCAGAGGCTTATGGCTTCTCGATTTATTAATGATCCTTCGATGGCTTTGTACCGTCGTGAAGGAATGTCTATTCCTTCTGCTAAGTACGCTAATGCACTTCTCCATTTTCGTTTTGTTACCGGCCCCTACGTTCCTGAAAAGGATGAAGTTGAGGCTGATTCAGACGATTGGTTGACACGAATTGCTTACGCAGCTCGTGCCCGTGGAGATCCACCTGTGGATGACAATGTGATGACAGTTAAGTTTAAGCCTGAGTATCGTCTGAAACCTATGTCCTGGGACCGTTTGTCCCATTACTGGGTTGCTCAGATGTTCTCCCGTGGCGGACCTATCTGTCCCCCGTTAAATGTTCTTCAGACACCGAAGCAAATCTCTGGTAGCCGAACGAT